TTCGTAGACCTAATGCTATCCCACCAAAATCAGGACCTATGCCTCAAGGAGGAGGCTTGTCTTCTCAGTTCAATCGTGTTAAAAAACTTACGGAGTAATATATGGCAGATATAGAAAAAGGACTCCCAAACACTAAGCTACCTGCTGCGGGCGAATCAGATGCAGTAGATGTTAATGTTGATTTGGAAGAAATTCAAAAAGGACCTGTAGAAGTAACACCAGAAGAAGACGGTGGCGCAACGATTGACTTTGATCCAAGTGCAAATTTAAATATTCCAGGAACCGAATCTCACTTTGATAATTTAGCTGATCTTTTACCTGATGACATTTTAGATCCTATTGGTAGTGAATTAAGATTTGCTTATCAAGATAATAAAAATTCTAGAAAAGAATGGGAAAAAACTTATACCCAAGGATTAGATCTTTTAGGATTCAAATACGAAAATAGAACAGAACCTTTCCAAGGTGCATCGGGTGCCACGCATCCTGTACTAGCGGAAGCGGTAACTCAATTTCAAGCAACAGCTTATAAAGAATTAATGCCAGCAGATGGCCCAGTCAGAACTCAAGTTTTAGGAGCACCTAACCCAGGTAAGTCTCAACAAGCTGATCGAGTTAAAAATTTTATGAATTATCAAATTATGGATCAGATGAAAGAGTATGAACCAGAATTTGATTCTATGTTATTTCATTTACCTTTAGCAGGATCTACATTTAAAAAAGTTTATTATGATGATCTTTTACAAAGAGCCGTATCTAAATTTGTTCCTGCTGATGATGTAGTGGTTCCTTATACTGCAACTTCTTTAGCAGATGCAGAATCTATTACGCATGTAATTAAACTTCCAGAAAACGAAGTTAGAAAACAACAAGTAGCAGGATTTTATAGTGACATTGAACTGGCAAAACCAGGTGTCTTAATGCAAGACGAATTAAAAGAAAAAGAAAGAGAGTTAGAAGGAACAAAACGAACAGGACGTAATCCTAACATTTATACCTTATTAGAATGCCATGTAGATTTAGATCTAGAAGGCTTCGAAGATATTGGTCCAGACGGGCAACCGACTGGTATCAAGCTGCCGTACATCGTTACAGTCGATGAAAGCAGCACAAAGGTTCTTTCGATTAGAAGGAACTTCGCGCCCAATGACCCAAAGAAACAAAGAATTCAATACTTTGTCCATTTTAAATTTCTGCCTGGACTAGGATTCTATGGCTTTGGACTCATACACATGATTGGCGGATTGAGTCGTACTGCAACAGTCGCTCTCCGCCAATTATTAGATGCTGGGACATTATCAAATTTACCTGCAGGCTTTAAGCAACGTGGAGTTAGAGTTAAAGATGAAGCTTCTCCAATTCAACCTGGAGAATTTAAAGATGTAGATGCACCAGGAGGATCTCTAAAAGATGCTTTCTATCCATTACCTTATAAAGAACCATCAGCAACGTTATTACAATTATTAAGTATCGTAGTTCAAGCAGGTCAGAGATTTGCTGCTATATCAGAACTTCAAGTAGGCGAAGGATCTCAACAAGCTGCTGTAGGTACAACGATGGCTCTTCTTGAAAGAGGATCTAAAGTAATGTCGGCTATTCATAAGAGATTGTATTTCTCTATGAAGGAAGAGTTTAAATTATTAGACTAAAATTATTTACAACTTACTTNCCNCCTGAATATCCATACGACGTGGTCGGTGGTGCACGAACNATTAAGCAAATCGACTTTGATGACAGAATCGATATCTTACCNGTAGCGGATCCTAATATCTTCTCCATGACGCAGAGAATTACTTTAGCACAAACAGAATTACAACTCGCAATGTCTCAACCTAAAATGCATAATTTATATATGTCATACAGAAAAATGTATGAAGCCTTAGGCGTTAAGAATATTGATCAAGTTTTACCACCGCCTCCACCAAATGCACCTAAAGATCCTTCTTTAGAAAACATTGATGCGTTAGCGGGTAAACCTTTCCAAGCGTTCCCAGGTCAAGATCATAGAGCCCATATTACCGCACACTTAAATTTTATGGCAACGAACTTGGTGAGAAACAATCCTCCTATTATGGGAGCATTACAAAAGAATATTTTAGAGCACATTAGTTTAATGGGCCAAGAACAAATTCAAATAGAATTTAGTCAAGAGATGATGCAAATACAGCAGCTTCAACAAATGGCGCCCATGAATCCACAAGCCGCACAGCAACTTCAACAAATGCAGCAAAACATAGAAGCTAGAAAAGCTGTATTAATTGCAGAAATGACAGAAGAGTTTATGCAAGAAGAGAAGAAGATTACTTCTCAATTTGATCATGATCCACTGCTTAAACTTAAATCAAGAGAAGTNGATTTAAAAGCTATGGACCAGCAGCGTAAAAAAGAGTATGATGAAGCTCGAATCGACATCGATCAAGCTAAGTTAGTTCAAGCTAAAGACGTTGCAGATGACAAATTAGAACAAAACGAAGAACTGGCTGAACTAAGAGCTGATACTACGATGGATAAAGCTTATTTAGCAGCCGATACTAAATTGACTTCGGATAAATTTAAGCGTAAAGATGTTAAAACATTAAAAGGACCTAAGAGCTAGGAGGCACTATGGCAAATAAAAAAGAACCTTTCTACAAGGGAGTTGACCACAAGCAGTTCATCAATAAAGATGGCTACTTAAAAGGTGGTGTTGACATTACAATCCCTGAAGAGATCCCAACTAAAAATAAAGTTGGCGGTCAACGTAGAATGTTAAAAGATAAAAAATCAGAAGTTAAGTGGTACTAAATTACGCGCGACGTGCGTAAGTCCTACTTTTTGAAGGAGATATTATGGCTTGGTTTGGATTAGCAAAGATAGCATTACAAGCGGGTGGTAAAATATATGCCAACCGTCAAAAAACTAAAATGGCAATGTCTGATGCACAATTGATGCATGCAGAGCGTATGGCTCGAGGTGAAGAATCTTACCAGGGCAAACTTTTAGAAGCTCGGCAAAACGACTACAAGGATGAAATAGTTCTTGCAATTTTAACTCTTCCCATTATAGTGCTCGCATGGTCGGTCTGGACAGAGGATCCGGCGGCTATGCAGAAGATAGATATCTTTTTCGAGTATTTCTCAAATCTGCCAAAATGGTTTACAAATTTGGGGATTTTGGTCGTAGCGAGCGTATTTGGAATAAAGGGTACACAAGTATTTAGAAACAACGGAGGAAAAAAATAATGGCAAATCCAAACTACAATAAACAAACTACAAATAGACGTGGTGCTATGGGTGGTGGTATGATGAGAAAAAGAGCGGGTTATAAAGCTGGAGAAATAGTTGGTAAACAAAAAAATTTACCAGCATTTTTAAAGAAAAAAATATTAGCCGCTAAGCCTAACAAAAAAACTAAAAGCAAAGCATAATATGGTTTTAACATTATTAAAAGGTATTCCCAAATTAGCTAAAAAAGGTTTTTTGAAAAATAAAGACACAACTATTAAAAGTGTTAGACCTTTTAAAGACCTAGGCGGTAAAACTGTCGAAAAAGTTAAATCTGATGCTGCAAAAGCAAAATTGGATTCGGTTAAATTTAATTTAGACCAAACTTTTAAAGGATCAGACAAAGCTTTAAATAAACTTAAAAAAACAATAAAAACTTTAAAGAGAAACTAATGAGAAACGACTACGGAAATAAATTTAGAAAAAGCTTTAGCAAAGGCACGCACGTAACTAAAGAAGGCAAAACAGCTAGAAAAGGTCTTTGGTATAACATCGCACAAAAGAAAAAACGTGGCGAGAAGATGCGTAAGAAAGGTGCTAAAGGTGCACCGACTGAAAAAGCAATAAAAGCGAGTCAAGCATAATGTTTTCCATGATTGGAAAAAAAGGTGGAACTACTGTCGGCATTGGCCGTGGTGGTAAGAATTTAATTAAAGATAGAAAAAACTTTAAATATGGTGGCTATATTGGCCCTGCTATAAATACTGAGTATGGTGGAAAAATTTTATCTAACCCATCATATAAAACATATTATAAAGATAAAAATGGAAAGAGTATGATTTAATGCCAGGCGCAGCTTTAAGAGGATACGGAAGAGCGTACATGAATGGCGGTGGATCTGCTGCATGGACAAGAAAAGAAGGTAAATCAGAATCTGGTGGTTTAAATCAAAAAGGTAGAGATAGTTATAAAGGTGGTACATTAAAGGCACCAACAAAATCTAAAACGAATCCAAGACGTAAATCATTTTGTGCAAGAATGGGTGGCATGAAAAAAAGATTAACATCTGCTAAAACTGCACGAGATCCAAATTCAAGAATCAACAAAGCACTGAGAAAGTGGGATTGCTAGTGGATCCATTAGTTATCGTTG